CCCCGCCTCGGGGGTGCCGGGTGCTGCGTCCGGCCCGGTGCGGGTGGACGCGGCGGCGATCATCCGAAGCAGATCCTCGGCCGCCAGATCAGCGCCCAGATCCGCCCCGAACAGGTGTTCGAGCTGTGATCGTACTCCGACCATCATCGGGGTGTCATAGGCCGGGACCGGGGTCGGCCCGTACTCGACGAGCGCGATCTCCTGCCGGGTGACGCGCTGCAGCTGCCCGGTCCGGTCCGGGCGGAACCCGCCCCGAGGGGTGGGCAGCGACGACCGGATGATCCGCCCCGTGAAGCTTTGTCCGGTGATGTCGCCGTTCCGGATCGACTCCAGGACCTCGTCGGCCTGGGCGGTCCGGTTGTACCGGGTCACGGTCAGCAGGCCCCGCCCGTCGGCCCGCGGCGGTTCCACCGGCGAGCCCAGCGGCAGCGACCCACGCTCGGACGGCGTGCCGTGCAGGGTCCGCCCGTGGTTGTAGAACACCCCGAACCGGGTGCCGCGGTCGGCCACGGTCTTGTTGAACGCGGTCCGGTCGATGTTCTCGACGTAGCGGCCCCACTGGTCGCTGATCTCGGTGTCGACGCCGAACACCGCGGCGTACGCCTCGACCGTACGCCCGTCCCCGCCGGAGCGGATCGTGATGTCGTCGAGGGCGAAGGACCGGCAGACCCGGACAGACGTGCTCATCAGGTGTCCCCTTCAGGTGGTGCGTCCGGCGAGGCCGGCGGATCGGACGGCGCCGGATCGGCCGGCGGGTCGGTCGGTTCACCCGCAACGGCGGTCGGGTCGGGTTCGGTGGTTCCGGGGGTCTGCAGCTGCACGGAGAACAGGCCGGTGTGGTCGAGCAGTTTCCAGTTGCTGGTCGTCACCGCGGCGATCGCCGAGGTGGGTGTGAACCCTTCCCGGACCAGGGTGCTGATCGTGGTCGCCTCCTGAGCGGTGATCGCCGCGGCGTCCTTCAGGTCCTCGCGCAAGAACGCGACGGTCCGCTCGTCGTACCAGAGTTCAGCACCGGGCGGGGGCGGCACGATGGTCTGCAGGCACCCGCACAGGTTCGACCAGGCCGGCCGGAACGTCGTGTCCGCGGTCGACCGCTTGGCCGCGGAATAGTTGCCCGCGTTGAGCGACGATCCGGACATGCCCTCCGACGAGCCGAGGACCACCGGGTGGATCCCACCGGCCATCGCGATCCGCGTCTCGGACAGGCCCCGCAGTTTCGCCATGTCGAGGTCACGCATGTTCACCCCGACCGGCGTCACATCCGCGCCGGAGGTCAAAAGCAGTGTCCGGTAGGCGTTCTCGGCGCCCTCTTGGGATCCCTTGTAGGCGGCCTTGAACAGGTCGAACTGCCGCCTGGTGGTCTCCCTCGGGAGGGTGATCACCATGTTCGGGGTCGCGCCCCGTTCCAGGAACGCGATGCCGTGCTCGGTGGCGAGCTTGTCCCCGGCGATCTCCCGGAGGACGGGAGTCAGCCAGGACATGCCCCGGTAGGAGGCGAGCGGGTCGGGCATCGGCGCGAAGTGCGCGAAGTCCTCGGGCAGGAACACCGCCGGGTCGCGGCGCCGGTCGCCGTCCTGGAAGTAGAACAGGCCGGCCTTCTCGTACCCGACGACGGCCGGGTCGCCGCCGGGTCCGGCGGGGAGGTAGCGGGGGGACAGGACCAGGTCGCACCAGTCCGGGCGCAGCCGGATCAGGCGGTCACCGGCGCGGATCAGGTAGGCGTTCCCGGCGAGGTCGGCGTCCAGGATGATCCGGGCGAGCAGATCACCGCTGGTCTGCCCGGGCTCCGGGCTCTCCAGCACGGCCAGGTCCTGGTCGCCGAACAGGTCGGCGGGCCCGCCCGTGCCGGACAGGCGCCGCCACTGAAACCGGACGCCGGAGAACACGTTCACCCGGATCCGCTCCACCGAGTACACGACCCCGGAGGAGAACAGGCCCCCCATGGCGTGCCCGCCGAAGTTCGCGGCGATCGGCTCAGCGGGCCGGTTGCCGTACGTGGTCTGCAGGGCGCCGCCGGTGTGCAGCCCGGCGGCCATCACGTCGAGCAGATCGCCGTCCCATGACCGGCGGAGGCTGGCACCGGGGGGCCGCTGCCCGGCGACCCGCCTCACCACGGGCCCCGATCGCAGCCGCGGACCGAGGGGACCTGCAGGCCCTGCAGGAAGTAGGAGGCGCCGGCGGCCAGGGCCGCCCACGTGCCCAGCCCGGCAGGGAACGACCACGGGCCCGCGATGAGCAGACCGAGCGCGGCCGAGGCCGCGGTGATGACCGCGACCAGGGCCATGATGTCCAGGGTCGCGCACGCCCAGTCCAGGACATGGGCCCGCGGCGGCGCGCACCGCGGCGGCAGACCACGCCCAGCGTGAACGGCATGTTTCACAGGTCGAAAACCTCCGGGTCGAGTAGGTCGTCGGCGGTCAGCAGCCGGTACACGGCCGCGATGACCGCGCAGATCGGGGTGATGTCGCTCAGCGACGACGCCCGGGTCGGTACCCACCCGCCATCACCGACCGCCCGCTTGACCAGGCCCCGCACCGCGCCGTCGAGCAGGGCATCCCCGAGGTGGTGCAGGACCAGCGCCGCGGCGTCCTGGCCGTCCTCGCCGTCCAGACCAGCGGCCGCGGCCGCCGCGCTGATGGTGGTGCTCGTCGGATCCATGGAGGCCTCGAACCGCACGGCCGCGGCCGGGACCTCACCGCGGGTCAGCGGCGCGTGAACCTCACGCAGGTCATCACCGAAGGTCGCCGCGACCGCCGCGGTGTACTCGGTGGGCAGACAGGCGAGGTCGTCGAGGTCCTGGCGCTCGACCAGACCGGCCAGAGCGGCCGGCACCCACGCCGTGCCGCGCCCGTACCGGACCAGCTCCACGTGCACGGCACCGTCGTCGCGGTAGGTCGCCAGGGCGATCGCGGCCGAGGCCATCCCCGGGGACACGTCCCACGCCACCGCCAGAGGCGCATCGTCGGCGGGCCGGGACGTCGGGTCCAGGCGCTCGGACCAGGCCCGCAGGGACAGGCCGAGGTCCCCGTCCTCGGGCGGGTCGTCCCACCACCCCATCCGTTCGCGCGCATACTCGATCCGGCCCTCGGGCGTCGCGCACAGCGCCCGCCGTTCGCCGGCGACGTAGTACGGCTGGATCCGGCGCCGGTAGGCCGGGTTCGCCGCCTGGATCGCCTCGGCGTCGTCGAACACGCACCCGGCGACGTCGTTTTCGTGTTCGCAGTCCCGGCCGGCCGCACACGGCGGTTCGCTGAATCCACCCGGCGCGCACCACTCGGCGTACACCAGGGACGGGTCACCGCCGGCGCGGCCGCGGTCACGGATCCCACGGAGGATCTCCGATCGCTGCACGCCCGCGCTCGACCCGTACATCAAGTGCGGATCTGGGCGGGCGGACAGGGTCGGCATGAGGGACCCCATCATCGCGGCGTCGAGGAACAGTGCCTCGTCGAGGATCACCCGGGCCCCGCCGAGGCCTCGACCACCGCCGGTGGAACGGGCCAGGAACGCCAGGACCGCGCCGTTGGTCAGGGTGATCGAGCGGTCGTCGTTGGTCCGGGATATCCGGGCGACCCGTTTGCGGAGCATGTCCACGTTGGTGAACATGTTCACGGCGTCGTTGTACGCCTCCATAGCGGTCTTGAATTTGTGCGCCGTCCAGACGATTTTGTCCGGCGGACCACAAATTAAGTCGAAAAGCACTACTGGTAAGAGGATTCCGCCAGACTTGCCGTTCTGGCGGCCGATCACCACCGCCGATTCGAGGGCCGCCCACTGGCCGCCGGCGCGGATCGACAGGATCGCGTCGACCGCTAGCAGTTGTTCGGGGTCCAGGGGCCGGCCGATCTGAGCGGACAGGTCGGCGGCCTCGTCGCCGTAGGACCCGACCCGGTCCGGGACGGACAGGTACGCCGGGGCGGTCATCGGTGCGGTCAGCACGGGCGAGGACATCAGGCGCCGCCGGCGGCGGCGCGCTTGGCCTGTCGACGCTGGGCGATCTCGTCGACGGCGTCACCCTTCTCGGGGGCCACCGGGACCGTCTCGGCCAGGGTCGCCCGGTACTGCCCGGACAGCCCGGCGATCGCCTGCGGCGGGGTGAACTCCGACTCCAGGCGGGCGGCCAGCAGCTGCAGGAGAGCGGCCCCGGGTGTCCCGGTGCGGCCGGCGCCGGTCAGGGCGGCGCGGGTCGCGGCGGTGAGGGGCCCGGTGTCCTCGCCCACCCCGAGAGGAGAGGACACCGGGTCAGTGGGCCCGGTCGCGCCGCCGCCCGAACCACGCTGACGAACCGGACGGCAGACCGTGCAGTGCTTCCGGCGGCCACCAGGTCCACGCGCCTGGACGACCTCGCGGCCACACCCGGACTGACACTGCACAGCTCACCGCCCCGATCCCTCGGCCCGCGTACAGCAGCGGACTTACCGGCAATCGTACGCGAACCACCACGCAGCGTGTCCGGTGGTGCCGATGAGTCGACGCCGCCCGGCCGGGCCCGGGGAATCAACCATCCACAGGGCCCGGGGGGAGAAACGTCCGAGTGCGCACGATCGGGATCGAGGTCGACGACAGCAAGCGCGGACCGGCGCCGAAGAAGCAACGGCTGTACCGGCTGACCGCATCACAGGATAGAAGGTGCGCAGCAGCGTCCCTAGCGTCCCCTGGCAACGAAAAAGGGCCTCTGA